TTTTTTACTCTGAAACATGAGGCCCAGCGGCATCAGTACCAAGCTATTGGTATTGCTGCATCCTACGTCACCCGTCACCAGGTTAGGCTGACTGAAATCATTCTGTGCGCCCGTGCTGGTCGGCCCGTTTCCAGTAATGTAAAAAATCTGATTCGGTTCAAAAATAATCAGCTTCTGATCAAACTCTGCCAGGGCCGTGACGCGCTGCGCTTTGTTCAAGGTGATGCTAAACGTATCCGTAAATTCCACGGGGCTTTTTGGCAGCCGCGCTTTGCTGAATAAAAGTTTTTTTGGATTCTCGGAGCTTACGCAAATAAGCCTATTTTTATAGGCTGCGATTACAAGGCTGGCGGGCGGTGCGCTGTTGTCTAGGATGCCGCCATCAGTATATAAAGATTCCTTTGCTACCAGGTTTGTGTCAGATATGGCGCCAGTATCTGCAAAGCTTATTGAATCTTGACTTGTGCTGTTTGCCACGCTTCCGACTTTGTAGAAAAGCGTTCCCGTGTCCGTGGTCCTATATACTTCAGCAATGACGCCAGTTTTTTGTGTCAGCCTCAGCGTTGGAATGGTCAGCGTCACGGTGCTGCTGCCGCCTGTTGTGGTTGCTGATACAGCTACTGAAGGCGTGCTTCTATGGATTTGCCCGCGGGCGTCAGTCCAAAACCAAATTACTTTATATTGATAGGCTCCGGCTGCAATACTTCCGGCGCTGTTATTTACTGCCGCACTTATATTTTCAGGATACAAATGAAAATTCATTTCTACGATTTCCTGACTGTCGTAGATAGAAACAAACCCGCCGCCGACATGAAGATTTTCACCAAGTTCAGCCGCTTCAAAACGTTCAACGCTGGTAAAATCTAATTCCATCCGACTAACCCCAGCCAGTGAAAATAAATCATTATTTTTAGATACCAACCTGGTCCTAACTAAACCGCCAAATTCAAACAATCCTGACGATCCGCTGACCACGGAAGGCATTAATGTTTTATTCGGCAATCCGCCAGCTGTTCCAGGTAGCATTTTGGCAACAATCAACCCCGTTGTATCCATCACAAAATAAGTCGGCTGCAAGTCTGTTTCATGGACTGCAATCATGTAAATTTTAGATGAATACTCAAACATTTTGCTGGCTAACCCTACGCTAAGTTTTAGGTCAGCGGCTGCTGATGTTACTGCATTGCTTGCAGGGTCATATACTGCTGTTCTAATTTTATGATCGTAGGTATTAGTTGCATTTAGGGTGTACGTTATTTGCAAATCACCATCCTGGCGCATTAACAAACTACATCCATCAATTTGGGTGCTGGTGGCTTGTATGACTTCTGTATCTTCAACAGATAAAACAGGATTAAATCTTTTAAGCACCAGGCCCTGAGAGGATCCAGTTGAGTAATAACCTACATAGACTCTATCAGTCAGTGCATCAGTTGTATTTACGTTGTCCGAATGTACTGCAATCCCGTTTGTGGCGTCACATGATGATACAACCGTGACGCCCGTAAATCCGTTACCTGGGCCGCCAGCGAGTCCATCGTTTGTGATAAATCCGATACCTATAGAAGTGCTTGCATTATTATTGTAAGCAAACACTGCGCTGCCTGTTGTAGGATCGGATGAATACTGATCAACATCAATAAACGGAGCTGCTGCTTTTACATCTGAAACTAAAGTGTTAGCACTTTTGAATTGAGTTGGGCTGTCAATATCAACCTGAATCGCTTTTGCGACATTAGGGCTGCTGCTGGTATCCACATATACAAGCGTTGGATTTGGACCGATCCCCACGCAACGGGGATTTACTGCTGTTGAGTCAATTAATGTTTCTGATTGCAGCACCGCCCCGCTGGTTTGATCTACTACGGAAGCATACACCCCTTCCAGGCTTCCCGTTGAATCGTATTGTTCCCAGGCGTAAAGGATTAATCCTGACGCAATACAACTATCTTGGTTTCTGACTTCTGAGGTGTTTCTTACAACATCCGTAGCGTTTACTTTTAAAGATAAATAACTACCACGGTCCACCCATTTTGTAATACCGTTTGAGTAGGAATATAGTTTGGAACCACTAAATTCTAATAACTCATCCTGGAAGGATGTCAATCCGTCACCCGTTAATAATTGTGACGATGACCCAGCAATATCTTGAGACATTGAGGTGTACCCTAATCTTTTAGAAATCTGGCTGCCAATTGTGTATCTGCCATTTTGTAAATCTGTTAATTTTGCAGTCAGTTTAGCGTCTGTTTTTGTGTCTAATCCTGCAACAATATCAACAGGAACCAGAGCTTTTTGAAGTGCCATTTTTATTTGTTAGCAACTTTTAATTCCGGTTTATTTTTTTCTTCTTCCTGCCCTTTTAAAACTTCTTCCATCCCCATCAAATGATGGAGACGCCTTTCAATTGCTGGCACTTTTGCCAGCTCTTCTTTACACAAAACTATTTCTTTTTGGACTTCTTGTAATGTCATGTCAGTAGATTTTTAGGGTTTTCATTTAAACGAACCATTTCATTTCTAAAACTTTCAATAGCTGCTCCGGATTGCCGCGTTTGCTGCGCCCCTTCTATTAAAAGCATTGGTAACCAAACAACAGCACAATCAAACTGATTTACATTCTCACCTGTATTTGGATTTTTCCCCATAATTTGAGTGAAAAATTTACACGCATGTTCTTTACATTTTTTTTGAATTAGTGGGCAAAAATCACTCATTGTCCTGGCATTATTTCTGGGTTTTTGCGTAGTGGATCATTTTCATATTCCAATTTAGCCTTGTCCCATCTTTTTTTGTATTCTGTCAAACTGATACCAGTTTTTGTTTTAATATCAGAATCGGAATTTAAAAGTTCATTCTTCTCTTCAAACTCAATTTCTCCACCAAATTCCGTATTATATTGAAATGCATGAAAAGGTTTAGTATCTGATAAATCAATACCATTAAAAGAAACTTGATCAATGTAAATCGCTTGATCCTCTTTAATTACAGAATATTTCATTTTAATCCTTAGTAGCGAGTATCACGTCAACATAAGAAACATCTAAATCAATATTTCCGTGACCATGCGATCCACCTCCACCAGTACTGCCAGAATCAAAACCCCCAGCACCTGATTGAGAAGTTGCCATCGGGTAAGTATTGCCGGAAGATGCCTCCCTGAAATTATGGTATCTTATCTCATGAGAATGAGACGGGATTTCGCTTGTGGTCAGAGTATGAACTGAAATAGTGTGATCAGTAAAAGCGGTTTCAAATGCGACGTTCGCATGTGAACCAACTGCTCCCGAAACTAATCTTAACGCAAAGTCGTTGTAGCTTGTTTCTTTTGTCCATCCCGTAGGTGCAGCGGTTTGATGAAAAAGCATTTTTGTGCCGCTTGCGAATGCCGTTGCTGATATAGTCTGCTTTTGCGCCAAGCTTGTGGTTAAAGTCCCCCCGGAAACATCAAAAGTCCCAGCACCATCCAGAGTCTTTCCTGAACCTATATCAACATCTGAAGTGGAAATCGTTGAAGTGGCAATTGTTGAAGTGGCAATTGCGGTTCCATCAATCGTTCCCCCATTAATGTCTGCCGTTGTGACAGTTCCAAGGTCCGCAATAGTGGTCCCGCTGAATGTGGAATTTTTACCAATAACAATCTGTTCACTGGAATTTGTAGTAACAAATTTTATGTAAGAGTTCCCGGCCTCAGTAATGTCTAAGGCACTGGCAAGATTGTCTGTAAGAGAAATCTTATTGGTTCCAGTGTTTGCATTAAAATTAATGTCTAAACCATTGGCTGCATCGGCGCAGCTGATTGAATCGCAATCGATGTCACCCACGTTGACAATTGTGCCGTCTGTGACATCAAGATTTCCGGCAATCGTTGTGGTGGATGTTGCACCTGCTCCAATGGTAGCATCAATAATTCCATCAGCAGCTGTTCCGGTTAAGATAAAACCTGGCGTTACGGTTCCATCATACTCGGCTACCGATATGCTGATTTTTCCTTCTTCTCCGCCGCTTGTGGGATCACTAATCTCGGCTAGGATTGTTGAATAAATCTGGTTATTGTTTGCAGCATCATTTGCATAGAAATTTATGGTTCCGGCATCATCACCAGCTACACCCGCATTCGATCCGCCTCGTAAATTTTTAAGATTAATGGTTGCCGAGGTTGCATCGTTGGCATTGTTTGCCAGGGTTAAAATCGGTTTTAATGCAGTGGTGGATGTAACAGAGATGTCAGTCACCGTTGAGTTTGAAGTCAACATGGTTCCTGTTTCACCTGGTACTGTTATTGTCCCCGCTGCGCCTGAAATGCCTGAATCTGCGAGAATTGTTATATATGCAGAATCTGCTGAATCATCATCTGAAAACTTATATAAATTGACATCAGCAAAATTTATTTTTGCAAAATCAGAATTTCCTGCATCTGTAAAAAAATTAAATGCGCGGGATCCGTGAGTGTAAGAAGCACCAGCCTGGTTTCCTGCATCAGATCCCATTCCTGTTATGGTTCCAGCTGCACCTTTTACGGATGAGCCATCTGTTATTTGAACCGCCGAGCCGCTGCTATTTCTCCAATATAAATTTCCTGACGTTGAATAAATGGCAGAATTATCTGAGGAAGCATTTGATTGAGATAAAATTAACCCCTTCAGTTCCTTTGCTTGATACTCATTAAATTCCAGGTCGGCATTTATATTAATTGCTGCCGTGGTGATTCTGCTTCCTTTGTTTGTAGTATGGTCATGGCCATCCACCGCATCGATGCTATTGTTTAACGCCGTTGCCCATCCTGGCCCCGTGTCAACGCCAACCGCGGGCTTTTCTAATGCTGTGATATTGGTTCCGTTTGTTATTGCCATGTGACCTCAAAAAAAGAAAATATCAACAGTTACAGATCCGCCAGCTTTTAGAATCATGATGCGGTCAGGAAAATCGTTTTCTGTCGCTGATTCATAAACTGATTGCGCGGCATTTGATTTGGTAATAATAAACCCCTCTGGCTTTTGATTTAATCCGTGATTTACAAACGTGTCAGAAGTAGACAGCTCAACATCCTGCACTCGATTGCCAGCTGCGAAAGGTAGATCCAGCAGCGGCTGCAATGCGGTTGCTATATATCCCTGCACCTGGTCAGCAGCTGCATCGCCCGTGTAAAGTTGTGTAAAGTTGCCGCGGCTCATACCGATTTTAAAGTTATGGCTACATTTAATGATGCGGATCCGCTGGTGCGGTCGTAAAAAATACGAACATATCTTTCATATAAATCTTGATAAAGGACATTAGTTTCCGCGGCGTTAATTGCAGCAGATCCTGAGCCAATTCCACTATTCACCCATGTACTGCCATCATTTGATGTTTGGATGTAAATCGTACCATCGGGCGAGGATCCAGATGTATTAACGCACGTTGCTGAAACTTTTGACATTCGGGCTGCATCTATGGATCCGCCAGTAACATCGCCGGACATATCGCCGCTTGAAATATAAGTTTGATTGTTTATGTATTCGTTCATGTTAATACCAGTTCATGTTTGCGAAATCAGTGTAATAACCAGATATATCCGTTACTGAAACAGGCTCGCCCAGGTCGCGCATATTTGACACGGCAATGATGCGATTTTTGGTTTCTTCCTTCATCATCATCATCGGCTGAACATCCGCCTCTTCTTTTACCAGCGCATCGATGGCAGCAGCACAAATGACAAATTCATCCCAGCCTGAAAAAAAATCTAAACGGGTTTCAATGTTTCCGTAACTGGTCGGATCCGCGAGGCCGCTGCTATCCAGATCCGTTGTGACGGTGGCCGCACCTACGGCGCTGATGGTTTGATCCACGTTATAATTTGCAGCATTTATAAAATTCACCCCCGTAATTAAATCACCGACTACAAAACCATGATTAGCACCTACGGTCCACATGGTAGAGCTGCCGCGAGTGATTGCTGTAACGGTTTTTTCCAGGAATTTTTTAGGCGTTGGAATATACCAGAGGGTCATCGAGTCCGAGGTGCTAGGCTTCGGATTTAAATATATCTGATTTCCCTGAAGGTGATACCTGAGATTTCTTGCGACTTGGTAGCGGCTGCCGACATTCCGCTGGCTGAAATTATACCGTCTAATCGGCATAACATCTG